TCAAATGTAATATTAGTTGAACCAAATGTTGGTGTACCATTGTGAGTTGCAACATAACCGTTATCTGCGTTAGCAGTACCTTCTTCGGTAAAGAAGAATGTTCCGCCAGTTAACTCAGCAGCTGTGTCTGCGTCAGGACTTCTTGTTAATACGAAAGCCGCTGAACCAGAACCGATTGTTGTTACTTTATAGATACCGTTTTGTACTGCACTTGCCTGATTCTTAATTAGAACTCTGTCATTTGCTACAGTAGCAACACCGTCAATTGTTAATGCACCGTTAGCGTCAGCAGTTAAAGTACCGTTACCGTTATTATAAGTTACGGCTGCTAAGGCAGCTGCTGTTGCAAGTCTAACACTTTCTTTTACATCTAGTCCGTTTGCAACACTATCCACATATGCTTTTGTAGCTGCGTCTGAGCTAGCAGATGGATTTGTTACACTTGTAATTCTACTAGAGTTAACATCTACTGTACCTGAACCGTTAGGATCTAAAACGATATTACCGTTTGTATTTGTAGATGAAATAGTATTAGTGTCAACTTGAATATTGTCAACTTTTAAAATAGTAACTGGTGTTGAATTACCAACTGTACCGCCTTCAATTGCTGAAGTATTGATAGTTGGACTTGTTAAAGTTTTATTTGTTAAAGTTTCTGTACCAGTTAGAGAAACAAAACTATCACCTTGTAAACCTGAGTTAAATTCTGCAAGAGTACCTGTAAAAGTACCCAAATCATCTAAATCAATATGCAATGTGTTTGCGTTACTATTGATAGTTTTATTTGTTAATGTTTGACTGTCATCTAAATCTACTAAAGTAGCATCCTGTACAGCTGTATTAAACTCAGCAAAAGTACCTGTTATAGTATTTGCGTCTAAATCTAAAGTTTTGTTTGTAAGTGTATCAGTAGATGTTTCTGTAACAACATTTGAATCTAAGTTTACTGATAAAGTATCACCAGTAACAGCAGTTGTAATACCAGCACCACCTGTAATTTTAAGTGTGTCTGATAATAAACTGATTGTAGTTGCTGTAGAACTTTCATCAACAATTGTTAACGATGTAGCAACTGAAGCTGTACCAGCCGCTGTTAATCTACCTTGTTGGTCAACTGTAAATGTTGGTATCGCTGTAGCAGAACCATAAGAACCTGCTGTAACAGCTGTGTCATCTAAGTCTATTGATATATTGTTGTCTGATACTGTTGTCGTAAGACCGGTATCACCTGCAAAGGTAATAGTTTCACCTGTGTTTACTGAGTCATTTGAACCACTATCGGCAGCTATAGAGAGAGTTTGTGTTACTGTACCGAAAGATAGGTTACCTGAACCATCAGTTTTTAGGAACTGTCCGTTACTTCCATCACCACTCGGGAGGGTAAATGTAGTAGATGTTGTAACTGCATTAGGTGATTTAAGGGCAATAAAGTTTGAACCGTTATTAGTACCCTCATTAAACTTAATTCCGCCACCTGTTGTAGCGTTATTTCCTACAAAAATTTCGTCTATTGCTTTGTTTGAGTCTACAAGTAAAGCTGAACTTGCTGTTAGTGTGCCTGCTACATGATCTAATTGATCTGTAAAATATTGTCCGCCAATTACTGTTACGTTATTAGCGTCACCGTTACCGTCAACTCCACCTTCACCTATAAAAATTCTATCACCTAGGTTACCTTGTGTACCAGTACCAAAAGTGTAAGCTAATTCACCTAATTTAAGTGTTGATGGCGCCGCTGTTCCGGAACTTCTTTTTATCTGAATTACCGTTGCCATTTATTTCTCCCTAAAATGAACCACCATTAAATACTAATGTTCCTGTTGTAGTATCTAACTCGTTCTTTGTTTTAAATTTGTCTGAGGAAGAATCATATTGTAATAACGCACCATCACTTAAAGACGTAGAATCAACATCCGATAAATTTCTTAACTTAGACAAAGCTACAGATACATTTGTGCTTGGCACTTGTACTGAAACTTGTTGTGGACCAGAAGATGTTGAAGAATTTATATTTGCTCTAACACCACCAGTCTGATTAATTCTAGCTTTAACCATTAGGTTCCTCTCTCTTTGTAATATTTATAACGAAAAGTATCTAAAGAAGAAACTAATTATACTCTAGGACTGACGGAAATAATGCCTTCAATTACTCTCGTAACTGAACTATCGGTAGTTTTAACAATATACACATCATACACATATCTTGTATGATGATCTAAGGCAGTTGTTTGGGCTTCTGATAATGATAACTCAATAATACCAGTAGCCGGATCTGCATTAATAGCTGCTGTAAATGCAATCTTTGAAGACGCATTGTAACTTGTTGCCAAGTTAGCAAAGGTCGTGTAACCAGTTAAATTAACTGCGTCACCATCTGTATTGGTAACAGTTACATCGGAACTAAAATTTGTACCTTGGTCTATTCTAAGATTTGCTACTGCCGCCATTGAATTGTTTTATACCTTCTTGTATTTTACCATTGTAATAATTAGTTAGAACGTCAATTTTTTCCAATTCAATTTCGTGTCTTACTTTAGATTGTTGAATTTCATGTCTAGCTGCGATTACATTTCTCAACTCTAAAGGTAATGAATCTAAATCATACTCTTTTTCATCTATTTTTATTGTATTCTTTTTTGCTTCTTCAGCCATTATATACCTCACTTATAATTTAATTATTTACTTGCTTTTTTAATTTGTTTTATTAGTTTATCTTTTGTTTGTCTTTTATCTAACTCAACACCAAGTTTTCTACCAAGCTTTTCTAAATCAGCTTTTGTTTTTTTCTTCAAGTCTGAAACTTTAATTTCAGGTTGTTTCTCTACTTTCTTTTTGAAAGGAGATAACATCTTTAAGAATTTTTTAATTTTATGCACCATTGTCAACTATTGTCCCACCTGCTGCTACAAATTCTTCAATCATGCCTAATGCAAGATGATCGCTTCCTAATTCAGCAACAAAAACGACATCATTTTCCAATGTTATTCTATAACCAGAATGAGCTCCGTCTGTGTAAACTTTTTCACAAGTTTTCCAGAGAGCCTGTGAATGGTTATCTGTATAATTATTTCCTGTCATTTTTTACCTCTTAACACTATTTATATTATTGTCCCAAGTATCTGAAAGAAATAACCGCTGAATTGGCAGGTGCCACTCCGAAAGTTAAAGTTGTTCCAGAAATTGTGTAATCTGCTGTTGGTGTTTTTACTGCACCGTTCACCACTACCAACACATTATCAACTGTTCTATTTGCAGCTATTGTAAATCCTGTTGTAGAACCGTTACCTGTTGCTGAATCTGATGAAAAAGTACTAGAACCTACAGAAGCTACTGTAAGTTTAGCACCTAAAAATATTATGAAACCTGATTGTCCATTCGCTGGCGCCGAACCAAATGTTATTGTACTACCACCACCTGTTATAGTATAATCTGTAGTTGGCTGTTGAATAACATCATTGTAAAAAACTAAAATTGAGGATGCACTTGAAACAGCAAAATCTAATGCAAATGCTGTTGTCGAACCATTACCTGAAATAGTTTGTGATTCTAATGAACCAAACGCCGGTGATCTTCCTATGTACGCCATTATATTTGTAAATACCTTATTATTATAACTTTTGAATTGGCAGGTGCCGATCCAAAGGTCAATGTTGTTCCTGAAATTGTGTAATCGTCTGATGGCGTCATATGTGATCCATCTACGAAAACTAATACATCACTTACTGTTCTACCACTTAAAATAGTATATGCTGTTGTAGAACCGTTACCTGTAAATTTAACAAATGAGTTTGTGAAACCTGTTAAAAGATTTGATTTGGTAACTTTTTTTAATGCTGTTGCTGATGTATCATAAATTAAAACTTCATCATCATTGGCAGGTGTTCCGCCTAATGCTGTTTGAGAATTAATCATACTAGCATTTAAAGAAAGATTTGATACTGTACCATCTGAAGGTCTAACTACCGATGTTGAATTAGTAGGATTTATAACATATATATCTGCTCCACTAGCAGGTGCAGCTGAGAAAGTAATTCTTCTAATATTACTTGATCCATCTCTACCTAAAGTGTATGCTTTACCAGTACCTGGTTCTTGTCTAATGTTATCTACATAAACCTCGAGCTCATTTTCTCCACCATCTGCTGGAGCATCCTTTGATAAATCAAATACTGTAGTTGATCCATTTCCGGTAAAAGATTCTTTATCGCTTAATCCTCTAAACTGATCGTGTGGTTCTATACCAATATACGGCATTATTTCTCCTGTTTATTTCTATACATCTTCTAATAAGGAAATAGTTGCGTCAACTGAATTAGCTGTATTTGCTGATACTCTAATTATATCATTAGCAGTACCATTACCTTGTACAACTAACTTGTTACCTTGCATTATTTCCAAAGAAGAACCGGCAGGAATACTCACATCCTTAGCTATGTAAACATCGTTAGTGCCGTCAAAATTATCTAAAAATACACTTGCTAAAATACCACTCGTTGTAGTATTAGCAAGAGTTATTCCGATAATTATAGACTCTTTCGCTGTACCACCACTTGACGGTACTGTATATAAAGCATGAGCACTTGCACCAGTAGAGGTTGTGATATTTGCCTTTGTAAATCTTTTAAAATCGTTTGCCATTTTTATTTTCCCTTAATATTTATAATCTATCCTAGAGCAATTGCCTGTGCTATAGCAAAAGGTTGTGTTGCAACAGGAACACTACCGATCGTTAAAGCGGCAGAATCCAAACTTGTTAATCCAGAAATTGTACTAGCTAATGCAATTGTTAAAGTATCAGTTGCTGATACTGTTGCTGTAACTTGATTTGAAGTACCAGCAATAGTAAAAACATCACCAGAGTTAATCTGTTGAACTGTTGAGCTACTATCTCTAATAGTAAATGCCGTATCTACGGCAGCGTCTAATTCATTTATAGCACCAACAATACTTGAAGCACTTGTCGTTAAACTACCTGGATCACCAATATCTGTAGAAGATAGACTATTGATAGTCGTTCTTAACGTAGCTAAAGTATCTGATAATGCAATTGTTCTAGCAGCCATTACTTGTTAATTACCTCTTTTATCATTTGTTTAATTTCGTATAATTCACTTTTTAAATTATTTATCTCTTTTACAGCACTTCTTAATTCATCTTGTTGTGTTTGTCTTCTTTTAAAATTTTTAATATATAACTCAAATTCTGTTTTACTATTATTTACTACAGCACCAGTTTTTATGTTTTTTACTAAACCATCATATCCTTCAACTTTTAATATTGACATATTATACTGCTAATGCTATAGCCCTCATATCTCTAATAACAGGTGGATATGCTGAAACATCTCCTGTCATAGTTATTTTAATTTGGAATGTAGTAAAGTCATTAAGACCTGAAACTGAATATTTGTATTCTTTAAAAGTTGTATCATCTTCAGCAGGTGTTACTGTAACATCTTCGCTACCGTCTGAGTTAAATGCAATCCAAGATTTATCATCTATCTTTTGTTCGTCATCAGCTGCAATTGTTCTAAAGAAAACTTTTACATTTGAACTTGCTCTTACATTTGAAGTTAGTCTAACGTCTAATGAAGTTGATAAATTTTCTAAAACAATTGACTTAGTTAAATACACAGCAGCTGTAGAAGTACCTGTACTTGCTGTATCAGCTATGAAGTTTGGTGTATTAGAAGAATCTGGATTATTTAATCTGTTTTGAATTGTAAATGCACTCATTCTTTGAGTATCTAAAACAGGTGATATCTTTGTATTTGTAGTAGAGAACTCTAATATAGTCCACAAAGATTTATTTTCTGACATTTCATTTGTTTCATTAATTTCACTTGCAACGGTTTGAGGTGCCGTAAAGTAAATATTATCACTATTCACTACACCAATTTTATTTGTTGCACTTGTTAAACTAAATTCTGTTTCACCACCATGTACTGATTTACCAGTTGTAGGTCTAATGTAGTAATCGATTTCTGTACCAGGTAATTGCATTGTTTGAATACCTGCTAAGTTTAGTATATCATAATTTCTATTTTGTGTAGCAGTTACTACTGTACCACCAACATCACCAGTTGCGCTTGCGTTTGATGAACTTGGAGATGTAATATCATAACTATCTAAAGTTATATTTGAAATACTTGTATATGTTCCGTTAATATCTGAATGAGCAATACCATTGTAACTACCTGAAGCTACACCTGAAATAGTAACATTGTTTGATAATCCGTGCATACCATGGTTTGGATGGAAAACTCTTATAACTTTTGAACCACTTGTTGTTCTTAAAGGATTATTTTTAAGTGTTCTTGTTCCTAATGTATCGTTAGTTAATGTTATTGTACCTGTAACATTTTCAAACTCAGCTCTCTTAACTTTAAATTTAATATCTTCGTTTTGATCTGCTGTCCATGTTACACCATTTTGAGATTTAAAGAATACACCAGCATAAGGTTGAGCAGATATTGTTCTACTAGAACCTAAATTAGTTTGACCCATTCTTGCAACATAAACATTGTAATCTTGTGTATTTGCCATAAGTACAAAAGCATACTCTGTATTTTCTTGTACATAAACTGGACTATCAAAAGTAAATGTTGTTGCTGTAGTACCGTCTGTACTTGTACTTACTTGATTTGGATTTAAAGTCTTTTCAGCAAAAGGTAATATTGATTGACCTGGATAACCATTTACAGTATTTCTTACTTGTAGAGTTACAGGAATATTACTATCTTTAGAACTAAAGTAAACATCTATTGATGTTAAGAAAACTCCACCCTCATCATCAATCATAAATGTTTCTGCAAGTGGATCATGGTAACCTACTTGACGTGAAGCACCTCTTTGTACACTTGTTTGTACAACATTTTCAGTTTCGTTTGTAGCTCTAAATTCTACAGCTGCTGTTCTTGTTGCGATAATTGTATTTTGTACTGTTTGTATAACACCTTTAGCAATATAAGTTACATTACCAGCAGTATCAGGAGCTGATGTTAAATCATTTGTAGGTGAACTTGTTAATCTAAATACTCTTTCACCTGTTCTCCATCTTTTGTTTGAACTAACTTTTGGATCAGGTATTGCAAAAGTACCTGATACAGCACCGTTAGCGTCTGTAACAATATTGCCACCTAATGAACCACCTGTAGGTGTAACAAAACTTGTTATTAATTCATTATCGAAATATGCATAAACTCTTGTGTTAGGTTTTAGTCTAGTAGCACTAAATGTAAGTGTTCTACTTCTAATGAAAGGAGAAAATGCTAATGAAATTATTTTATCACCAACATTTTGATTTACTGTTTTTGGAACTAATACTTGTCTAATACCTGTTCTTGTTCTGGAACCTGTTCTTGTTGTAGTAGTAATATCTCTTTGCATTACTTTCCAACCGTGACCACCTCGTTCTTTGTAAGTTTCAGTATCGTTAGTTGATGATACACCAGTCCAATGGTTTTGCCATTCATTCCAAACTGTACCTATTTCTACAGATGTTAGATTTGGATTACCTGAATTTTTTACTAATGTGTCCCAACTTCCGTCATTATTATTAATGACTAACTCAGGAGCTCTTTCTGTTTCTTTCCACTCGTCTGATGGTGGAGTTAGAGCAATAGAACCAATCCAAGTAAATATACCAAATGGGTTTACGTTTACTGTTTTACTTGCATAAGGTTGATCTATTAAAGTTTTTTCTGTGTAAGGTAAAGTAATTAGATCACCAGTTTTTTGGTAATTTGAAGCTGTTCTATCTGCGTCAACAATTGGTGTACCGTCATCATCTCTTTCAATAAGTTGAACAGCATCCTCGTTAAATGTAGGACGCATTTCGCCTCTAGCATAATCTATAGCTACTTTGTAATCTCTGTTACCTGCGTCACCAATATTGTGACCTGTAAAGTTATCTACAATAAATCCATTTTTAAATCTATCGAAACCTTGTGAGTCTTGTATTTGTAGTGATTGAGCTGATTGTTCTAATAGAGAAAGTTGAGTATAGTATTCAACATTTTCTAATC